GGTTATCACAACTATTATCTAAGAACAACAACGAGGCTTTACAACTCGTCGAATGGGTTTCAACAGCGCGTTTGCAGAGGTTTAACGAGTCGTGGGTTTGACTCGTTCCAGGCATGATGGTGATTGCTTTAGTCTCCAGTTCCATTATTGGCCCATCGAACTTTCAAATGCCGCTTTAACGGGGGTTAACTCTGGAAGTTGTAGGATTTTGCGAGCGACACTTTCGCTTTGGTCTCTCAACTCAACCAACCTAGTAGCGGTCAAGTGTTTAGTCCATACGGTTGAATCGTATTCACCAGGAATTCCTTTGTAAAAGTAAGCGTCGTGATGGAAGTCCACATCTCGTTGGTATTGGACTTCTCCCCGCGTTTCGTAGAGCCAACTCCCGTCAGTCTGTCGCTCTGCCCTGTCGTAGTAGGGTGAACCGGGGTAAGGCGTTATCAGGGACAAATCAAAATCATCGGGTGCTTCAGACATCAACCAAAGAACCGTATCGTTTACGGTCTCCTCGGATTCCCCGGGGTGTCCAATCGACATTAGGGCCTTTATCCGGATGCCGTGTTTGTCGCAGAGGCGAATTACCTCGGTGTTGTCTTCTACGGTGGCTTTCTTGTTGATTACCTCAAGTATCTTCGGCGAGGCAGATTCGAACCCTGAGAGGATCTCTTTGAACCCTGCACTTGCCATCTCATGGGCTTGGGATTCGTTGAAAAGCTCGGCTTTGATGAACCCGCGAAAGGAGAAGTCAACGCCTAGCCGACACTGCAAATCTTGAAGTGCGGTTAGTAACTCGAGTAACTTTGGGTTTACGTTCAACTCGTCGTCGTAGAACATGAAGGCTTTCACCCCTTGAGTGTTGTAGAGAAACGTAATCTCATCGATCACACTTTTGGTCGATCGTAATCGGATGCGCCGGAGCATGGACGAGGATCGACCGCCACAAAACCCACAGTTGAACGGGCACCCTAGTTGTGCAATCAAGGATGCAGCCGGTTCCCCGTCGATTGCATAGTGATAATCAGAGGGGTTCAGTAGATCTCTAGCAGGAAAGGGTAAGGTCTCCAGGTCTTTCAGGAATAACGAGCATTTAGGGTCGTCGGCATCGATAGAGGTAGTGCCTTCCTGTTGTCCCCGGGTTCTCTGAACAAAATCGAGCATGGCTAATTCACCATCGCCAAAAATAAGGGTGTCGAAATTGTCTTCCAACTCCTCGAGCATAGGCCGCGCCCGATCGGATCCTGTCTTTATTGAGGCATTGACTAGCGTTGCGTGGGGTCCACCCAACACTTTGAGCGGGCCATACGGGAGCTTATCGGCAATCTCTAGGATGTCCTTTGCCTGTGGCGTGGTCCCTGTAACCCCAATGATGTTACAGGATTCATGGAACAAGCCCGATACATCGACGCCGCCTTCGGCACTGAAACACTCAACAGGATACCCCGCATCGCGCACAACAGCGGCGACACGGAGCACCCCTAAGGTCATGAAAACCTTTTGGTCTAATAGAAACGGACTTGGAGGAACTACAAAGCTTACCATACCTAACCTGCATCTAATATAGCATTGCACCTGCAATGCGTCAAATGCGGGTGTTATCCGCCGGTAATAGCTGAGGCCGCAAACTTCTCTGCGGACTGCCTCATTGCTTGGTTATGTCTCTCTTCTTTTAGCTTGAGTGCTTGGGTCGTCTTAGCTTCCTGACTCTGCATTTTCGCTTGAGCCTCTGCCGCTTTGATCTGGGTATCCGGATCGGTGCCTTGTTGGATCGCTTGTGCCTGCTGTTGAGCGGCTGCTTGCTCCTCTTGGGCTTGATTTTGCTGTTCGATCATGGATTCGAGTTCTTCAGCTTGATCCTGAAGCCCTTTCAACTGCTGTTCGATCGATTTACCAGCGGCTTGTCGTAGTGGATCCTGAAGGAGCGGTGGGAGGTGATTCGCTCCTACGTGCTCGATAATCGAGGAAACGAAGACGAATACCTCCTGTAAATCAGCTCCCTGAGGGATTGATTGGATTCCTTCGGCGGCTGCTTCGATATGAACCGCAGAATGGATCTGGTGATTCTGAGTGTCCGTAGCCTCGATCGGCATCCCGTTTCTCAGGGAATTATTCTCGACTCGAGCGTCCCAGGTGTTCTGTTTCACTGTATCAGAGTTTTGCTCTTTCGGATTGTAGACCTCGATGTGCTTGTGCCCCGCCTTAGACGCGATGTAATCGTCGATGATACGCATACGGCCTTCTTCGGATACGGATGAACCGACGGTCCCTAGAATTTCGGTGATCGCTTGCCCCCGTAACAAGGAGGAACCTTGCCCTATGGTGCGCGTAGCCTCAATGGAACACGCCCCGAACAACTCGTTGATTGGAAGACCTAACGCGACAAGGCGTTGTCTGAATTCCTTCGCGAACTTACCGGCAACCGATCCTAGTGGGTTGGCTTTCAGAGCACGCCGGAATCGCTCTCGATAGAACGAATCAAGCTGCTCGTAATACTTGGTGATGGAGCTTTTGCTTACAACCGCTTGCTGGGTGACATTCGCCGCTACCTCGAAAGCTGTTCTAGGGTTGCCTTTAGGTTGAGCCACGTTTGGGCGGAATGTCGAAAGGTTCGATTGCGCTAAGGCATCCAACCCGCGTGTTACAACGTCCGCGGCCTCGATCGCCCCACCCGTGTTGAAGTTCATCGGCTCGAACCCGTCTTTCCAGGCGGTGTAAGGTCCCATCTGGACTAAGGAGGTCGACGAAATCTTCGCGTTGCCGGTTGCCTTTACGTGCAAGGATGACATGGTGTTTGCCGCGTCAACCTTCTGGTTCTCCAACCGTTCGCGCATTACGAGGAGAGCATACATACGGACGCCTAGCCCTTTGATCGAATGGTATTTTCCATCCCCGCGATTGAGCATGAATGGGCAAATGACTTGGTTCCAGTCTTTGTATTTGTGCGTTTTCTTGTAGAGGAACCCTGGACCCTCGTAATCGAGATCAATCCATACCTCAGATATTTCTCCAACCTCGCCGTTCTTAGGGAATTCCCGGTAATACAGTCGTCCAACCCTTACCGAGTTGTCTGGACGGGAATAGGCTAGATCGTTGTTCCGCAACATATCCTGCATCTCTGACCAGTTGTCGGAGTTGCTCATCATGTCCCCGGCGTATTTTGCGTTTACAAGTGAATCCTGCACGGCGGACACGTCCCAACCTCTGGTGGTTGCGGCCTTCGAATTTCGGATGAACGCGTAAAGCTCGGAAATCGTGAACGTCTCGACAACCACCATTTTAGTCCAGTCATCGAGTTGGGCCTTTTCGTTGTTCGATACGATCACCTCATTATAACGCTTGGCTTTTGTCGTCCAATCGAACTCGTTATCCCAAATGACAGGTCCAGCACCGTAAGCAACCATTTCATGTTGCGAAAGTTGAACATCCCCGTCAAATCGGGTGTCCTTGGCTTGGAGGGATTGAAACTCGTCAGTTAGGATTTGCCCCCAATCCCTGTCGCGGATCGGATCCCCTGTGTCACAGGTAACGGTTGCGAATTGAGGGACTTCGCTGAATAGATCGTAAAAACCAGTCTGCGAAGTCTCCAAGAACGAAAGGGCTTGCTGACTGTTGAAGTTCGATCGGTATGTTTGCCCGTTGGCTTTCAATGCCGCTGGGTTGAACGGGGTGTTGCCGTCGATCAATCCTTTGATCTTAGCGTTACGCTTTACGCGCCCCTCGTTGTCTTTGATCATTGACGACACAATAGCTCTCGCCTGAATCACATCGTTAAGGCGCGAATCGGGCGCTTGCCCACTATCCGAAATCCCTGATAACTGTTGTTCTGCGTTTGCCATTATACTAAAGCTTTCCATTTACCCTGAGGGCAGTTCTCGGTTGCAACCGTTAGTTTCAAACCAGTGCAACCGCACGCGCCACAGGCACCCAGGCCAAGCCCAGAATCTCCCTTCCACATTGGGCACTGCTCGCAGGTTGCGCGACGTTCCAATAACTGTTCATCGGTGACAAGTGGAAAGCCTTTACTAGCCCATTCTTTCAAAGCGTGTGCTGCTCGTTTGAGCATATCCATTTTTGAGGGCGGCGTCACATCATGGCACCAAGCCGTTTGATGTTCTATCTTGATTTGATCGCAAAGCCAATCTTGGATAATGAACGAAAGGTTTGCTGGGACCGGCTTGTCGTTGTTGAAGTACATATTCCGGACTTCCTCAAGCAAGAACGCCCACTGTGGGCGTTGCACATTAAGGCCGAACTCTTCTGATTGAAACCGCCACGATCCGGGCGGTACTCTATCAAGCGTATGTAAAACTTTCATCGGATGCTTCCTCTATGTCAAAATTTACGGCCATATCCGCCGCCCACTTATCCCATTCTTTGTCTGAATCGTCAACATGACCGTCGGTAGAGGATTCAATTCCCATGTTACGGGCTGCTTCGACGACTAAGACCGTAGCGTCAGCAATGTCGGGCGATCGTAGAAATCGCTCCTTCATCACTTTCTTAGTCTCGATTTTGACCTTCTTCCCGTCGTCATCGTATTCCCGGTTGCAAAATTCGTTCTGGGTCTCGGGATCGATGCCCTTCAACTGTCCGGAGCTTAGGAACTCCCGTGCTTGGAACCACAATTCTGTTACCTTACGGTCATACACTTCAGAACACTTACGGTCGTCGGTCTTTGATACGCGCCGCTCTGTCGCTTTTCCACCGAACTCAACGCCGTTTATTCGACGGCTCCAAGTCTTTCGCAGAATATCAGCGAGTCCGCCGCCTTCTCCCGTCGCGTCGATCGCAAAATTGTCTGGTTTGCACCCGCGAGCCTTGCACATCGAGATTATTTGATCGGCTAACTGGTAATGAACGGGCTCGCCTGAGTTGGCGTCAACCGTTAGATACTCGGAAAGGCCAAGTTCAATGCAAAAGCGCCCGGTCTTCTGTTCCTCCCCCACTTCCGCGAAGCGGATAACGGCTCGATCCCCGCCTCCGAATGCTGGATCACATCCGCAAAGGATTGATTTCTGCCTGCCCGTGAACATGACCCCAAGATGAGCCTTGTTAATTTCGACAAGTGCGTTCGTGAAAATCGTTTTCTGTAATCCATCGGGAGGCCAAAACCCTCGGTAAAATTTCCAATACAAGGGAGAGTCCGGGCCGTATTTTATCTTCGCGTTTTCAACCTGTTGTTGGGTTACGAGATACGGATACACCGTCTTACCCGCAGAAACATTCGGTGACCGGTCCCCATCAAAACGGATGCAAAGTCCTGGCTCACCGTTTAGTTGCCTGACTGTGTCCCATTCTTGGGTTTCAACTGAAACACTAGCCCAACCTTCGAGCGGTTCTGAAAATCTTCCGTGCGGATCCCCCACCTTTGAATGCGGGTTACCGATAACCAGCATCTTAAACTCTTCGTTCGTTGCTAGGTTGGCGGTCGCTTCAAAAATACCCTCTGGCGTGTGGGTCGCTTCGTCGATGATCAACAAGACCCGGCGAGTGTGGAGCCCTTGAATGTTAGCTGCTGCCGCTGCCGTGTTACCGTCACGAACTGCCAAGCCGAATATCGCGTTTTTGTTGTCGCCGGTTTGGGCTTGAAGGACCATCTGGGAATCGACCATGTTCCCGGGGAATGGGATCTTGCTTTTCGCGTATAACTCTTGGATAGAACGCCAAGACCGTTTCTTCAACATGCCGCGGGTTGTGGTTGTAAGAACCACCGCAGAGTTGAGGGGATCGCAAAGCCACCATATCATGGCGAACTCTGCACTTGTGAAAGTCTTTCCAGAAGCAGCGCAACCCGTCCACGAAACGAAATCGTTATCCAACAGGGATTCGACTTGCCGTTCCTTCCAAGCGTTCCACTCGATATGCGGCCATAACGCTTTTTGGATGTTCTTGTAGTGTTGCATCTTGGTGCAACGGGCAACACCTAACCCTTTGTAGTTCCCTAGAGAAAGTAACTCGTATTCTAATTGACCCGCTCCGGGGTTAACCGGAAACCCGTAACGCTTGATTTCAAGCTCACCTTGCATTTCTGCCATGAGCCGTTCCATTGCGTTCTTGGCCTGCTTTGGGTTTCTCGTTTTAGGAGGCACGGATTAGGTTATGGGGCGACCGTGTTAGTAGGGTCCTCAGGTTGCTCGTCGTCTGCTTGAGTTGCTCTATCGGCTAAATCAACTCCGAAGGCCGTCGACATCTCACTGACAGCTTTGGACTTGGCTATATTCCCTGATATGCCCTCGACTACGTCGCTTATCAACGGTGAACTAGCAAAAATAGCTTGCGAAATCGCTTTCCATTCTGGAAGTGTGTAAGTCCTCTCTAGAAGCTTCCTAAGCGATGGTCGTGCCAGCATCGAGGCAACCACCCTAAACTGTGTTCCTCGAGACATTGCGGATATCATGCCCATTGGATTTGTGAACTGGGATAACTTAGCGAACTGAGCGCCCGCGGCTAGGGAAGCTCCGGATCCGCCGCCCGCAAGGTTCTTCACGATCTGACCTCGGTTCTTAACGATCATTAAATCCGCAAGCGAATCCATAATTTCTGGGCCTAATATCTTTCGGTACTTCGCGTTGTTTCGTTTATCCGTTATGACGTTGAAGAACTGCTCGGCATCGAAATCAACAGAAACATCCCCCACTATGTTGTTCTGGATTGCCGTGGAACTCTTTTTGCCTTGCGCTCGTTCGAATAGGTTTACCAAGGTTTCTAATTGAAGCGCCTTCCTCTCTTCTCCGTTTCCGTATCTCGCTACAAGTTCGTCAACCTCCTTTTCAGAGGCTTCATCGATAAACACACTCGCTAGTTGTTTCTCGTCAATTTCTTCTAGGGATTCTGCCCTTTTAAGCTTTTTTCGAACACCTGTGTTGAACGCTGCGTCCATTTTTGATTTGTCTTCAATGGCAAAGGCGATTGACTTTTTCCAGTTAGCCACAGGCTCGCCACTTTGCATCTCAGCAAATAGTTCAATGAAATCCGTTGCGCGAATCTTAGCCTTCCGAGTCAACTTGCTTTGGGCTTTTACCGCTAGTTCGACAGCCGCAAGGAACGCCGGACCTTGCTTACCTAAAACACGCTCTCTGGTTTCTCGGGGTAGGCTATTTAGTTGGCTTCGAAACGTCTTCAAGTCGAGAACTCCTCCGGGGGAAGAAAGCACCACTCGCTCGTCTAGAATCCCCCGATTAACCGATGCGCGGGCTTCCGGGTTGTCTTTCATAAACTCCATTATTTCCCGGTAAGATCGGGGGTTAGTTGCTAGATCCCGTAAAACTTGCGCGTCGTCTATGAAGCTTCTCGAATTAGTGTTCTTCACTAAGAACCGGCTTGCGTAACGGTTTTGGAATTGGGTTATCCCTTCTGAGTAAGCCTTGTTTGCAGAAACAAAGGCGTCTCTTAATTCGCCGGAAGGAAGATCACCAACCGATTTTTCGATTGAGTCCGTAATTCCATCTCGTAACTGGTGGAGGAACCTTTCAGTTTCATCGCTTAAACCCTCACCAAAACTGATGTCGTTGGAAAGCTCCCTTCGCATACGTTGGGCAGTGCCTAACGGTATTCCCCCTGAAAATTCTTTTGCCTTAGCCGCCCATTTAGAACCTGTAGCGTTCAAAAGGTCATGGTCGACCTTCATCACCCTACGAACTTCTTTCTCAGTCTTGCTCAACCCCGTAGCTGGGTTAATAGGAGCCGTTTTTATTACCTCCTCCACCCGTAGGACCTTCGAGTTTTTCTGAAACTTATCGACAATAGGACCTAAAGAATCGAGTTTTACTAACTGGTCGAAGTCTACTTGATCCCCAAACTTAGTCTGAAACTCAGTGGTCAACTGTTTCACGGTTCCATAAGCGTCCTCCATCGCCATGTCAAACAGCTTTTTGCGGGAGGTTACCCCTTCACGAACTAGTGTTCCCACATCATCAAGGTTAGCCATTCTCTCGGGAGTCGTCATGGACCCGATTGACTCTACGATGTGTTTCTCAGAATCTTTGGCTGCTTGCTCACGGGACACTTTGGAAGTTAAACGCGTTCTATCGATATCCTCAAATAAATCTGACGTTAATTTCAGGTCGAATCGTTGTGGTGAAAGATCAAGATTCTTTCCGGGCTCAACCGTTTCAAGTATCGCGTTTATATACTGCCGCTCGACATTGTTTCGAGCCTGCATCACTTCTTTAACCGCGGAACCTCCGGGTTGACCCCCAACGAAACCCTCGTAGGCTATTAGTTTTTCGCTCATGGTCATTTCTCCAGGAGTGGTTTCTAGCGTGAACCCGAATTTTCTCTGGAGGTTAGCTTTTGCGCTTAATAACGCCTGGTTAGCTGCCTTGACATTTATTGAAGCGAGGGGGGCTTGCAGAAAATTCACTGCGTAGCGGCCTACTCGGAAAGCTGCCGTCGCGCCTCCCCCAAGAACAAAATCAGCTAAGGCTTCTTGTTTCCCTAGCTCGAACAAACTTTCGTTGCCTTCGATACCCGCTGCTTGCCTCGCTAACGCGTCGTTAACTGCTCGTCCGGTTCCTGCACCGACGGCAGAAGCAGTGGCATCCCTAAAAAACCCCTTACCAAGCAACGATTCCAAGAAGCCAGGTCCTGTTTTCGGCCTCCTAAAGCCCTGGGTGGCTTGTTTGAAACTAGCTGCGACCTGTGCCGGACTTGGTTGCCCTATAACCTTCTTTCCAATGGCAACCGCGGGACCGGGTTTCCCTTTACGCAAGGCGACTAACGCCCCTACGACGGGTAACACATCACCGAATAAGTCGGAAATGTCGCGCATGGTGAACTGGTCTTCATCGACCACAACGTCTTCGATCCTACCAGTATCTGGGTTTCTGCGGGGGACGATTAAGGAGCCTTTGGAGATCCGTGCGCGTTCCGTTATCCCTTGCTCATCCAAGGTTTGGTTAAGCACAACCAACCGGTCAGCTTCCGAGGAAAACATATTCGCAGATTGGCGATCATTAAAACCGAAGTTGGAAAAACCGGTGGTGCCTGTTGAAGTCTGCAATCCACTAGTCGTATCCAACGGAACCCCTTCGCGTGCTCGGGGGTCTTGGTTAGGAAACCTCCCTAACGGTGGGCTGAACGTGGACGGGACGTTCGGAGCTTCCCCCCGAATCTGCACCGTAGATAGGTCTACCCCTTTACCCTTGAGGAATCCCAACTCTTCTTCGTTGAATCGAGTGTCCTTAATGACTGCCGTCGATGGATCCACACCTTTTTCGGCCAAGAATTTTAGCTCTTCTTCGTTGAATTCAGCCATTATGGTTACTGTTTAGGTATGATTACCACGCGTCCTCCTGGCAGCACTAACTCTTCTGTTTCCGAGCTAGCCTCCCCGCCGTTAACTTCTCCTAGTGCTTCTGTCAAAACCGCGCGTTTATCGTGAAGCATCTCGATAACTAGGCGTACCGCTCTTTTTGCCTGGGGTAGTGACGTAAACGCCGCATCCCCATCCGGGAATATGGCTTCGATCCTGCTAAAATCCTGGTCACTGAGACGCCCGCTATCTGAGGCCACCGACCTTACGGCCAACTCACGTAAACCTCTAGCGGCTAGTTTTACGTCAGCGGCATCAGCGTCGTAAAACCCAGGTAGCGCCTGAGCTATCAAAAGATTCTTTACGTCCGTCCACTTACCGAGAAGCCCGAACGCCCGGTTTGCTCCGGGTCCGTTAACAACTTTTTCAAGCTCCTCCATTGCATTTATTCCAACGTCTAACTCAATCCTCCCTTTCTCAACAAACGATTTAGTAGCTGTATTTAAAAAGTCCTCAGATCCTTCAGATTGAATAATCGTCCCATCAGCCCGAATCTCCAAACGCCTCCCGTTACCTTTTTTCGCTTGGTCCTTATTGTAAACGTCTTCAATTGTCTGAAGCCCGTCAAGATCCCCTTCGGCTACCATCCTAGCATACTGAGGCTTCAGTTTGGGGAACCTCTGGAAAAGCTCTGCTTTGTGCTTGGCATTCGATAGCTCTGTTTGGCCTTCTGGAGATAGGCGGCTCGCCGTTGCTGTGGTGTTGGCATTCGCGAACTCTTGCTGCGCTATTTTCCGGTCCAACTCTTTTATTTTCAACTTATCCTCGCGTAGATCCCGTCTTAGCGTTATCTCGTCTTTGGTCCCGTCGTACAACGACGCCATTTGCTTCGGGGCCTGACTAAAAAGCGCGGGGTTCTCGGTAATCAAACGCAACCGCTCTTGTGGGTCTTCAATACCCTGTAGCCTATCGACAAGAGCCGCAACTCCACGAGAACCTTGGCGCATGTCGTTAAACGACTGCTGTTTCAACGCAATATCCAATTGAGTCGCCTCATTAAGATACGTGGCGCGTTCAGCGTCCAACCGTTGTTCCGGTGTCAACGATGCGTTACGGAATCCCGTAAACACTGAGTCGGTGAAAGTCTTTGGGCGTAAAGTCTTGGCGCGACCCCCTAAATTGAAGCCTGAATTGGTTAGGGCAGACTCGTTACCGCCTAATTCAGCGGCATCTTTGAGTCTCTGCCTACCAGTCTCCGCTTCAAAGCCTGAAACTAATCCGCCGATTAAATTTTTGAGTGGATCTGCCATGATTCTTATGGGGAAGGAGGACCCATTCCTGCGAAGCCTCCGGGTGCGAATGTCCCTAACTTACTAGGTCTTGCCAATAGTGCCGGGGTCCCGCCTCCAGCTCCTCCCGGGTTGAATGCACCGCCGATTGCGCTTGTAGCGGCACCCATTAACGCACCGCCGACACCTCCAGTTAAGGCTCCGAAAGCTCCTTTGACCAACCCACTAATAACCGGGTCGGCTTGTGCCTTAGCCATTGCCGCTTGAGTGTCGGCTTGAAATTTCGCGTTTCGTTCGCTCTGTAGTGCGCCTATTCTCTGCCCGGGCGATAAGAACGAAGCTCCAACCCCTTGTGGTCGTGGCGCGAGGTTATTAAAAAGCTGTAAAGCCTGCCCTGATTGGGATATCGCTTGGTCACTTCGTTGGAGAGAGGTCAACCCAAGATCACGTAACCCAATGTTTCGCCCAATACCGGACCCTCCAAAACCTTGTCCGAACCCAGAAGCATTTGCTTTGTCAGATATGAATCGTTGGACGTCGTCAGGTAATTCCCCGGATAACCCGCTTTGGATGTTCCCAACCATTCCCTTGATCAAGTCTTGGGAACCAGGCGCAAATTGTTCTAGATTCGCCAGTGCGTTATCAGTGTCAACCGCAGCAGCATCACCCGATAGTTTTCCCGCTGCCGCCAGATTGCTCTGGTTAGCTGAAATAGTGTTCGCAACCTCCTCATCGATGTTGAGTGGTTTGAACACGGGAAGCTTTGGCTTGGAGCCGAAGACAGATCCTAAAATACCCATATGCTTGTTAAATTAAACTTTCTACCTCGCCGGGGCTACCGCTGAATTCTATCCGTGCTGGTTCGATGACGCCTTCGCCCTGGTAATGGCGTAACTCTTTCTCGAGTAAGTCCCGTGCTTGTGCCCAGTAACCTACAGCCTTTTCTTGGTTCTCTTGATTTTCGAACTGGACCGCTTTACATGCCATCTTCAAAGCTGGGATGTTTCCCAACACTAGAAAGTCGTTATCTGCAACCACGTCGATGTGATCCAACTTGACCACCGTTTGGATTATCCTCTTTTCGATGATCGATGTCGGATCTTCCGGGCATGTGTAATTTGCGACGTTTGCGAGTCCAGGGATAAGGGTCTTACGGTAAGACGGTAAGGTCTCCGTTGCTTCGTAGTAACCGATTGGAATCGCAGGTCCTGGTGTCAAATAATAGCTCAGATGTACCGGGCCATTTGTAACCGTTTTGATGATGCCTGTAACCGCTGAAAAGATGTTGGTCGATGTCGCCACGGTGGTTGAAACGACTAGCTTCTCCCCGTCGATCCATACTGCACCGTCTAGGGTGCGGATCCAATTCCCGTTCTCATCATACCCTTGGACGATAATGGTCGCGGTAGCCGCTTCCGCTATCTCCGAGTAAACCTGGACGTATCGAGTTGAATCCGGCATGTCTTGGAAGACACACGCTGTTCCTCGATCTATCATTTGTGTTTCACAGGAATCAGCGCAATTCGACCTTACTCCATACCCCGTTTCTAAGAACTCATACCAACCGTTTCGGATTCGTTGGGGAACGTCGTTTATTGCAAAGGTTTCGATGGTCGCCACTTGTCGCGGCCATACCAGACAACCATCCGTTCCGACACATATGTCGTAACGCTGAAACGTACCCCACCATTTTCCCTCGTCAACCAAACGCTTGTGGGCTTCGTTCAACACTTGGGTAAATCGCGCATCAGTCGAACACATCCCGAGAATATCGGGAATGGTCGATGCCTTTGCTGTTCCTAAGGTTGCTTTCATCTAGCCTATGTAATACTGACGTATTGTTCGGGAAATGAAATACACACCGGCATAAGGTGGCACGTTCTCGTGAGCTTCCCCACTTGTGCCCACCATCCCGGTCGTTTGGACACCCGCTACTGCAAACGTGTTTGATGGACTGGTCGTATGCCCGGAATTCTCGTGATAAAAATTGTCTGAGTTTCCTGACGGGTCCGTAGGCGTCGTAGATGTCACTCCCCGAATAAATGCTTTTCCATCATGCGTGTGATCGGGAACCTCAGACCCGGCTAAGGTCACTTCATCGGCTCCGCCAGATCCGCCTAAGGCTACCGCCGCACCACCAGCGAATGTTCCAACACCAACAGGGAACTTAGCGGCGAACGTGGCGTTGACTGCCCAAAAAGGGCCGTCATAAACACTCGCGGCGTTGGAGTTGCCTCCGTCTAGGAGATCGATGCTTGCTAAGGTGCCCGTGTAGACTACCGCTCGACCGTCGCTGGGTTGAAATTCATGCGGCCATAGCCATTTGCCGTTGTAATATACATAGTTCCGCGTTGGGAACCCACCAACCGTTTTAACCCATAGCTTGTCGCGATCGGCAACTGCCGGGGTGTTTGGTCCCAGTGTATAGGCAAGAGATCCCGGCACCGTTCCGGACATGCCGAGGACAATGGCGTTATTCAGTGCTTGAACCGTCGAGAAGCACGTCTCTGATAATGTTCCGGGGGTTAGCGTTACGGGTGTGCTCATGGAATTGCTAAGTAATCATCTAATGGACAAGTTGCGTCCGTCGATTGTGTCGCCGTTTCTGGCGGGCACGCTCGGTAAATGTCTTCGGTCTCGACATCGCAAAAAGCTCGGATCCTCGATACGCGGGTCGAACCGGTTCCTTGGACTCTGAATTGGTAAGTGTAGCCTCGGTTAATGGGTTTGTCATTCCCCAAGTCTTCACACGTCGTCTGTGGGTTGCTCAGAACGACTCGAGGACGGTAGGACGCGTTGTACGGATCAATCCCAATACAACCATTGACCGCATCGGAATCGCAAAACTGTTCTTTTGCCGCTTCCTGCCATGTTTTCCACGCATACCAGTTCGCAGACTCGTCGGGCTTGAAGTAAGTGCTTATGTCGACGGTCCCGCGCACGTCTTTCAACCAAAGTTCTAGTCGGTCAAGGCTCTTTCGTTCCCATGAACTATCAAAGTCAAATCGTCGAGTCTCAAAAAACCATTCGATGCGTTGCTCGTCGGTCCCGTCGTTGTCGACTATAGCCCCCTTCTCGATTTCCCAAAGCTCGATCAATCCGGCTTCGTTTTCAACGAAGACGAAGCATCGGGATGTTCCGTTGAAGGAACCCTCAACCAGTTGCAGGAACTTTAACCCGGTCCACATTCCATCGTAAGCGGGCGCTGTAGTCTGTCCGGAGAAAGATTCAGGAGCGAAATCTAGGGAAACGATCCCTCGATGATATGCGCCAATGCTCGTTCTCTGCGGCACCGCTGTCATTAGCAACCTGTTATCGAATAACACTGCGCTGCTGTAATGAAGCAGATCGGGCGCGTCGAATTTCAACGCCCTATCGACCTCCTCGGAAATTGGGGTGTTGCCTGGTGAACCATACTCGCGCCTCGCCAAGACCAGGGATCGGATCCCGTCTGGACTTCGGTAGTAAAGATCGCCGTTTACGTTCACAATGGCCCGATCCGATACCGCGCCAACCGGGATCGCATACCTTTGAACGGGGTAATTCAAGTTCTGCCACGCTGTTCGATCGGAGGGCACCTGTGTTATGAACCCTCCAGAACGTGAGAAGATGACTAAATCACCTTCCCCTAAGACTGTATCTAGGTTCGAAATGAACTCCATTCCCGTAACCGATCCTGCGTTTATTGGTAGTGCGAAGCTCCCGCCCTCTGCAATGAACGTGTTTTCGGTGAACTTCAAGATTGCGTCCCGCTTGTCAGGTCGACCACCGGAACTAGAGCCCACTAGGTCACCAGCAATGTAACCGCGATCTTTAGAAAGCCATAGCCTTCCGTTACCATAGGCCATATGTTGGCCTGCTGGGACCTCGTCACAACATAGAGAAGCTGCTCTCCGAGTCGAACCGTCGCCGTAAATAATGGGCGCATCTAAATTGTTTTGGACTACCGTCCAGAATTCTGCTTGTTGAAAGTTGACTGAATCCGATGTCGGAAAGTTGGGGTCGTCGTTTGAGGTTCCTGGGGTCTCTTGCGTAGCGTTCCACGCTCCGTCCGGCTCAATTACGAACAAACGACCTCCAACCATCGAAAGGATAACCGAGTTACCCTCTACGCCTTCGTGGATGGATGCTCCTTGGAACTTGCCCCCCGATTGAAATGCGGTTTCGTTCGGGGTCGTGTCAAAAACGGGTGTTCTCTTGGTAAACCCGGGTCGTGGACCAATCGAACCACCTCGGACGGTTGTGTTTACTCCCCAAGCGAACTGGGACTCGCCCAATAGTGCGGGATCTAGCCCACTATTTGCGCCACCAAGAAAGACGGCTTGGCCGTCTGCTCTTACGTTCTGTTTGGTTTGTGCCACGGTGGTATTTTTAGCTCGTTACGAACCAAGCGGTTCCATCACTTACTAGGGATAACTTGTCCCATTGGGTGGTTAACGTGCTGTTGGGCGTCACCCCGTCGATAACTTCAACACCGTTCGGGGTTATGGCTATCGCGCCGCCGGTCACATGGATTTTCTTGATGGTGAACTCAAGTCCTTCGTTTCCTACCGCGGTAGGTAGGTTGACGACAGACCCGCCCGCCACATTGACAAGCACCACACTATCGGTAACCGACACCAGGTAAGGGTTCGTTGTGGTGGTAGTGACCGCTCTCAACCCAGAAACACCGAAGATAACGGCTGCTGCTGCTGCTGTCTTGGTCTCCAACCCGGTTGCCGTGGCGAAAACCACGTCCCCGTTAGTCAACCCCGATGTGTTAGCTGGGACATTTCCGGTGCTTACTCCTGTGGCGGCTACTGCTGCTGTTCCTAACCCTAAAGCTGTTCTCGTTGCGGTGGCGGTCTTGGTTTCAAGACCAGAAGCCGTTCCAAACACGACATCCCCGGTCACTAATCCACCCGGGTCATCGATTTCGGCAATGTTGTTGTCCGCAACCCCTACCGTTTGTGTTGAAAATGTTTTTGCCGTATCATCAAAGGCAACTACGCCGTCACCACCTCCGGACATCGCTTGTTCATTCGTTAACGTCGCGTCGGCAGTTGCTACTAGATACGTTGCCCCTACTGGTGCGCCCGATGCCGCTCCCGCGGGTCCGGACTCGCCGCCCGCTGATACTAAGGAGGCTGCTGGGATCGATGTACCTGGCGCTACGTTATCGGGGTATGTAGATGAAGCGGTTGCCTCGACATTCCGCAAAACCGCTGATGTAGTGGTCGGTTTGCTCTGGCACCGAAGATAACCCGCGTTCTGCACGTAGGTCATCTGGTTAGGGGTCATCCATTCGGATGAACCCACCGCCGCGGTCACGTCAGCGCCCTCAGCGGGCATTAGAAACGCAGTCGTGACGGTCGTATGTGCGCTTACCCCATTTGTCCCATCGTCGCCGTCTACGCCAGCCAAACCTCTTGGGCCTGGAGTGAAAATTGTGGTTGTGGTTCCTGCGCTCATGGTTTAGCCACCGAGAAGGATGTAATTTAGGCGAGTGTAACGCCCTGGATTGGCCGTAAGGATGTTGTTAGGCTTGATTACGGTGGAACCGTCGTCAACTTGAGCGTCGGTTGCGTCATATACCCATTGTCCAGCGCCTGTGCCACCCGTGGCCGTGCTGATCCAGTATTGAACACCGTCCACATAACCTGTGAAGGCGCGTAAAGCTGCCGCATCTGCGAAAGTCTGCCCCTCCCCAATGTTAGCGTCGACACTGACCTTGATGTAACTATCAAGGGCGGTCGTATTAACTGCGCTCCCGCATGTGCAGCATGAATTCGGAGTAGGTAAGGCACTGCTCATACGCAGGGGAGCATACGGCATTGCATTTGCAATGCAATAATGAATACGCGCACAAAAACACCCGCCCAAGAACATTTGGAGTATTCTTGGGCGGGTCTACACAATCCGTAACTATAACAACGACACGTTTACAACTAACTCATACGCACTACAACAGAAAATCCCTTAACGGGCATACAATAGGGTCACCCACAAACGGGGTGGTGTCAAGGGGTCAAGTGGTTATTCCAAATACCTCAGTGAACGATTGTTCGGCGTAATCGTTGGATACGTAACAATACCCCTTGTGTCCCCACCTCGTTCCCCAGGAATTCCTAAGGATGAACCCACCAGGACCGTAACCGCACGCAACTAGGGCGTGCGCCCCAGATTGTAGCCCTTGACGGACGTATCGGTGTAGAACTCCCGATTTTGCACTGTAAAACTGCGGATCAGGCTGGATTTGGATCACTATAGGTCCCTGAGTCGCTATCCACTCTCTCCATTCGTTGGATTTCCTAAGCCTATGGTATGTCTGGATCCGGTTAGTCGCCGCTTTCCCGTAGATCACTGCCTCGGGGGTGTGGGTCGTATCGTCCTTCATCCTAAGCATTTTATCTGGGATGCTCCCGTATTTCTGGGAGAACTTCAGTGACCCTTCAATATATGTGCCTGACATCTCGCAGAAAGATGTCGGGTACCTCACATACGCATCCGTTTCCTTCGATCCCATCCAGGTGAACCGGGCTGAGGGTTTGAAGTCTGGCTTGTGATACCAAAGTAGCCCATAGGCTACAGCGTGACCAACACAGGAACCCGTGTTCCCCTGGTTATGGATCTTCCACCAACTCCGTCCTTGTCTCAGATCAACCGCTACTGGGAGACTTCGCTTTGGGTTAACCAGTCCCGCGCTCTTTGCTTCAGCCATCCCCCAGTTCTTTTCAGGGTTCCGGCTTGGGTAAGCGTTTAGGATTCTTGTCTCTGATTTGTTTGGGTTTCGTTTTCCAGTTTTCATATGTTCAATCCCTTTTCCTCAATCTCAATCAGCTCGTTTTTGGCTTCCTCAAGCTGTGCTGCCAAGATTTCCAAAAGCGCCCTGTTCGCTTCGTTCTCTGCCTCTAGATCCTCAATCTCTTGCTCCATGTGAGTCACAAGTTCTTCGTGTGCCTCCATTACCTTGGTGAGTGCGTTATCTACCTTTGACGATCCTTCTTTGATTAGCTTCTCTATGCTCATATTCTCTTGCTCCTTGTAAATTGCCGCCCGTTGTGTGTCGAGTTCTGCTACTCGTTGTTTCGTTGGTTGAAGGTTCATTTTCGATAAGACCCAGACCAAGACCTAGACCCAGACCAAGACCTAGACCTAGACCCAGACATTTTCACCGCGGCGATCATCCCTTTGTTTTGGTTGGCAACTCGTTGATTCGAACCGCGTCTATAACTGCCCCACGCCCGATGATTACCTCACCGGCTGGAAACGGCTCGACCTCGTTGAACATATCATCACCGCTTTTTCCCCACTGCTCACCGAATCGCCCCGTGTCGGCAACCCAACACGCATCAGTCATTACGATCTCCTGTTGCCCCACCGAAACCAACTTCCCACTGGCAGCGTAGGTGACTGTGCGGATGAAATAATTTGATCCAATTTTGTATGGGTGATCCGATACAGTAAATGGGGCGTTGCTCCCGTTAACCAATGTTGAGATCTCCCTAGCCTGTCCAATTGTGATTTCGTTTATGTTCATAATTTCAGTGTTTCTGTTTAGTGTTTACCCAGCTCCAGCTCCTGCTCCAGCTCCTGCTCCTGCTCCAGCTCCTGCTCCTGCTCCTGCTCCTGCTCCAGCTCCTGCTCCAGCTCCAGCTCCTGCTCCAGCTCCTGCTCCTGCTCCTGCTCCTGCTCCAGCTCCTGCTCCTGCTCCTGCTCCTGCTCCAGCTCCTGCTCCCGCTCCAGCTTCTGCTCCAGCCCCCGCCCCCGCTATTTTTCAATGCTACTACCATCGATCTCCTTTCAACACGCTCCACGCTCGAACCAAGTTAAAAGCAAGCCGCCGCTTCCACCTGGGTAACGAGTTTTCATTGCTGAGAATTCGGAAGAACAATCGGTCAGCATCTCTCCTCGTGAATTCAACCAGGCCGAGAGTGTCCCATCCCGTTATTGTCCAGACATCTGC